TGGACCGCTTGCTGGTGATGACCAAGTGCTGTGGAAGGCTCATCGTTTGAATTATTCGTCTGGTAACCTTGGCTGGTACGACGCGGAATTCCCAAACCAGTTCTTGGGAGCGACCCCAACGTTTTCGTTTTACACCCCCACTTTGTATTGGACGATTATTTGGACGCAAGAAGGCGAGATTGGATACGAGAGAACTTTTGAACAAAGCCTGTATCTTGCGTTGGAAAGCAAGAAAGTTGATGCTGTTGAGTATGGAATCGGGTTACTGCGTGAGTATAACAACAACCAAGCCCGTAAATTAAGCAACAACGGCCTTACGATGTTACAAGCAGAAGTTATTGGAGCGATGCCAATGTGGGATATCGGTGGTATCCGATCAGAACTTATGACTGGAACAACTTCAACTATTGGTGATGGTAACTGGTTCTTGAACCAAGCTTATGCTGGTACTAACGGTGAAATCATGGAAGATTCGGGAACTATTCGTATTCAACTGCAAGAATCGCGGACTATGGTTCCTTCAACCGAGGCGTTTGGTTCGGACTTCCTTGAATTCCCAGACTGGTTCAAAGCGATTGCCAAACCGTTCCCAAGTCTTGAGACTGGTCCGCAACGTGCAAACTTCCCACCAAGACGCAAACTTACCAACGGCAACACCGAGATGGTTTGATGACAGTTGATGACGCGCAAGATGCGCGGCTTGACCGCCTTGACGCCCGTCTCCGTGCAGTTGAAGAAGTGGTTATTGAGTTGAGAGCGTTGACAAAGTTGGCAAGACCAGCACTTTTTGTCTTGGCCGCAAGTCTTGGAGTTGACGTTATGCCGCTCTTGGCGGCTTGAGAGTCCAGTAAACTTCCCCAGACTTGGGGTTGACGTGACGAATTTTGTTCTTCATGAAGAATTCGACCGTGACAACTCTTACACGGATGACTTTGTCCGTGCCGTGACGGCGATAACCAAACGCGTAATGAGTAACACCGTGAGATTTGCCGTGCTTTTCAAAGTATTTTACGTGCTCATCTCTTACACCGCCGAATTTTATGTCAACCAAACCAAGGATCTCATCATCTGTGGCGGGATGTTTTATCATCGCCCAGTCCCATTTCTCTTCTTTGTCTTCTTTGTCCGTGGCTTGGCAAATAACTTCCCAGCCACTTTTTGCCATGAGCGCGTGAACTTGAGGGTGAAGTTTGTCAAATTCGTGCAAACGCTTCTCAGCTTGGGCGCGCCACTTCCAGTAACCAGCGTTACTCATCGAGCAACACCTCTGTGGCTTTCTTGACGGATTGAGTTATCTTCAAGACTTTGACGGTTGACGAGTCCATTCTCTTGAATGAACCGCAACCACGACAAAAATATCTCATGGATTTCTTCATGGGAAAGTCCCAAGAGTAACAGTTCGACAAGTTTCGTGTTCCACAAGAACAGTCCCAGACAACAAGGTAACGAGGCTTGGCCATGGTATAACCGAAGGGGTTGGTATATTTATGGAGTTTGGTCCGAGTTTTGGTTATAAGCAAACACGGTATAACGATTTGAAACAAACCGACCCGTTTGCGATGGTGGATTCTCATGAAGTTGACCGGGTGGGGGTGCGGGGGAGGGCGTAAGTCCTTCCCCGCCCACCACACAAATCAAAATATGAACGGAGTGATACAGGAAGTGAGGGCAACGCCCGATGAAGGCACCAAGGAAGAGCGATAACCGAAGGTGAGCGATGACGACTGACTTCCCTTCCTGTTATTTTGAGTCAACTTCATGAGAATCCACCGAGAATGGTTGTGCTTTAACCCGATGCGAACATGTTCGTACTCTTTATATGGGATGGTTCCTGTGGGTAACACGCCCAGGAGGGCGATTTGTTATGGCAAAAGGAACAAATGATTTGATTTTGAGAGACAGAATGCAGTTTACCCCAACCGCCGCGGGTAACCAATCAACGGTTTACGGACGATTTGACTTGTCCGATTTCGTCAACACCCTTGACCGCAAAGGTTTGAAGATTAAAGAAGTCAACTTGATGCTACGTGACAGCACAGCAGGTAACACTGGTAACTTTTCCTTCTCCCAAGGTGACCTTCTTAACGCTTCTGAGTTTGATATGTCCCGCAGTCAACTGAAGGTTTACGCAACGACGCGTGCTTACGAAAGCGCCTCTGATGTTGGTATCGCTTCTCCCGATGTTCTTCATATTGAGACTTGGACCACTTACCTTGCTCCTTCCGTGGTGCAGACCACGCCTCCAGGAACCGCCGCTGGTGGACTTTGGGCCGATCATTACGTCTTCCCCGTTGAAAACCTCCACCCCGACGGTTTCCCCGTGGTTACCGACCTTCTGATTGGCGTGGCTTCCGATACTTGGAGCCTTGTTGGTGGCAAGACGATTGAACTTGACGTTATGATTATTGCTGAGCCAATTACCATTACGCAGAAGCAACTTACGGAAATGCTCGTTCAAGGTCAAGACCAGTAAGGAGGTCTGACCAATGAGCGAACGAATTGACCGTGCAATTGCGAAGAGTATCTTGGCCGCTGAAGGGGCCGCGATTGGTGGAGCAATTGGTGGCCCTGTGGGCGCGACCGTTGGTGCTGTGGGTGGACTTATCATTGGAGACGAAACGACCGTGTTCCCATTGGATATGATTGCAATCCCCGCTTACCAAGCTTACCTGTTGAGTGGCACGCCCGCTTTGCAGGTGTATATCCGTGCAGGTGAGACGCTGGTGCCAACTGGTGGTAACGTGGAAGATGTCCAAGAGGTATTGGAAGCCGTGGTTGAAGCACCCAAGCGCAAGCGACGAAGTAAGAACCCGTGGATCCTTTTCAACAAGAACTTCAAGTTCCGTCCAAAGCGCAAGAACGAAAGCAGTCAACAGTATTTGCGTTTGCGTACCAAAGCAGCGCGTGCAGCGTACAACAAGAAGAAGCGAGGTGGTAAGTGATGGCGATTTATGAGATACGTGATACGATAAGTGGACCTGGAAGCACTTTTGGTGACCAAGTTATCATGCAGCGCAAAATTAACTTGGAACCCGGTATGCGACACACTATCAACCACCTTGACTGGTTTGATGATGCGATAAGCGGCGGAAGTGCTGGTCAACCCAATTACAAAATGGTAGTATACCTGACCAATTACCCTGTAATCTTGCGTGACCGCGTCTTCCACACTGGTAACGGTCTTGGTGGACCGCTTGCTGGTGATGACCAAGTGCTGTGGAAGG